CGCGAATATATACGCAACCGCAACGGTTCGGAGTTTATATTTCGCGGCGTGCGTGGCAACGCCCAAAGCATCAAGTCTTTGGAGGGCGTAGACATTTGTTGGTGCGAAGAAGCGCAGTCAATTTCAATGGAGTCAATAGACATCCTGATACCAACGATTCGTAAGGCCGGATCATACTTTATATGGACATTCAACCGTCTAAGCGAAAACGACCCAGTTTGGGAACGCATCGCTGGGCATCCAGATGAGCGAACCTACGTGCGACAAGTCAATAGCGATGAAATTGAGCCATTATTGTCGGCGGAAGTAATCCACGAGCGTGAAAAGATGCGCAAGGACAACCCGGAGCTATTCGCCCACGTTTGGCTTGGCCAACCACTCACAGTGACCACTGGTTCGATTTATGGCAAGCAACTAGCGCAGGCACGAGAGGACAAGCGCATCGGCAAAGTACCGTATGACGGCTCAGCGCCGGTGTATGCTGCGCTAGACCTTGGTGTTGGCGATTCTACGGCCATCTGCTTCTTCCAGACTGTTGGGCAGGAAATACACTTTATAGACTACTACGAGTCAAGCGGCGAAGATTTGGCGCACTATATCAACGTATTGGCCAATAAGCCATGGGAATACCGGCAGATATTCTTGCCACACGATGCAAGGGCAAGGGAGCTTCAAACTGGTAAGACACGCGAGGAGTTCTTTAGAGAGCATGGGTACGCCAACGTGACGATATTGCGCCCATCAAGCTATACATTCGGGCAGGATGACATCAACATGACGGCTCGCCCTAAGTTTAGCCGATGCTGGTTTGACCAGGAAAAGTGCGCAAGACTTTTGGAGTGCTTGGCGGCGTACCATTATGAGTACGATGAAAAGAACAAGCTGCTGCGGGACAAGCCAAAGCACGACTGGTCATCACACGCAGCGGATGCGTTCATGTACTCGCTAATTGCCGAGACGGAGCAGATTGAGACGCAGACGCAGATACATTTTAAGGTTTACACGCCACCGGCATTTAGTGGCGAACAACAAACAGGATTTTAAGGAGGAAATATGTTTAGAAAAGATATAGACGAAGTTGATACGTACAGAGTGGATTTGTTCTGTATGAATTGCAGAGCAAAGTCTAACGTGGAGATACCACGCGGCACTACGGTTTGGGACTATTGCGAAGGACGCGAGTGTTCAAATTGTGGTTGTACGACGCTCACACTAGACAAATCAAAAGATTTCAAATAGGAGGTCGGGTTTTGATTATGGTGACGTTAGGAGATATTGCAAAGCCATACGACCAGATGAGCGATGAAGCCAAAGCGACATTTTTGTTGGCGTTAAAACTTGCCAATAAGGAGCAACTTGAACTATTGAGGAAAGCAAAGGAGAACATGAAATACTATATACTGGCCAACGGTGAAGGCACACGTTGGCATAACTACAAAGGCGTGCCGAAACAACTAATTGAGATAGACGGCGAAACTATACTGCACCGGATGATTCGGTTATTGCATGAGGAAGGGGTGGAAAAGTCGGACATATTCATCTGTGGCCTATTCAAGGACGATGGCGCAACGTCTATTATGACGAAAAGCCCAACCAAGCGCGAAGTATTTGAGGAAATCGCCAACCTGGCGCAGGGGCCATTTACTATACTCTACGGCGATTGCTACTATACCAAGGAATGTATACATGAAATAGTGACGCGCCCAATTAAAAAATATGACGAGTTTTTCACCACTAGCAACAACCAATACACCGGCAAGCCCTGGGCCGAAGGCTATGCGCATCGCTGCGTAGATTGGCAGTGGTGGCGCGATGAGATGCACGAGCTAAACAATAGCCCGGAGATTATCAAGACGGCAAAGGATTGGTACTTGCACTGGTGGCTTTTGGGCGTAAAAGATGAGCACATGAACGACTACCCCGTGCAGTGTTATGATCCAGACCATGATATTGAATGGCAAGACGAGACAGATGACTTCGATTTTCCGGAGGATTTGGACCGGTTCTGCACCGTGACGTGCCATGAATGTACGAATAAGGAGGCAAATGAGTAAGTTTTTCCGCATTATCACCCCAAACTATAACAACCGGTATTGGCTCGCCAAGTGCATCGGCAGCGTGATTGACCAAACATTCCAGGATTTTGGCATGGTGTTTATAGACGATTGTTCTACCGATGGCTCGATGGACGAGGCGTTGGCGCTCACTAAGGGCCACGACAATATATTGCCGATTCTAAACGAATCCAAGCGGTACAATGGTGGCTCGCGCAACGTAGGCCTTGAATACTACGTAGACGCCGAATACACGCTATTTTTGGACAGTGACGATTGGTTTGTAGACCGAAACGTATTGCAAGGCTTGCACGACTTTATTGTGGCCATAGGCAAGCCAGAGTGCATCAGATTGCCGTATAAGTTTGAATATGACGTGGTAAAGTCCGGGCAAGTGCCGCTTGTCGACAATACACCGCAGATGCTTGTCAAGTCGTGCTTTGTGGCGTGCTGGACTAAGTGCATCCGTACGGATTTGGTGCAACCATTCCCCGAAGATACCCTGATGGAGGACGTGGTGCAACATATCAAGCAGTGCGATGTTATAAACGATATTGCAGTCTATAACAAGCCCGTGGTGCTTCATAACCGGAACAATACCAACAGCATCACTCGCGAAGGCAACCAGGATTTGAAGCGCGGTAAGTGGCAGTCTAGTATGTTCCGCTATATGGCCGATTTACTAGACATGGAAGTCCGGCACGATTATTGCAAAGAACAACGCCAAGCACGGATTGACGCGTGCCTGAAAAATATCAAGAATGACGTATATTCGCAGTCAATTATTAAATAGCAAAATTGCGCTCTATGTGTTATAATAAAGCTAATGGCGATGCGTTAGGTCACACAGTGGCGGAACGCAAATCACAATCTAAGGCAGACAAGCACCTGCAAAAATGGTTGCAAAAGTTTGAGGACTCGTGGCTTTATGCCCAACAAAACTACCACCAGAGATGGGAAAGAAACTGGAAATTATACCACAACATTCGTGTGAAACGCTCGCATGATGGCGTGGTCAAGACATTCGTGCCGATGGTGAACTCATCCATCAACACTATGGTGGCGGCACTCTTTAACAACAACCCAACCGTGAAGTATATACCGAATCATCCGGACCAGGAAGCAGACACGGCGGTTTTGAACGAAATATATGACGACTTTGCACGTAAAGACAACTGGGTGCAAAAGAATAAAATCAACGGCAAGCAAGGGCTTATCACCGGCAATTTTGCGTGCTTCTATGAATGGAAGGACGACAAAGAGGGCGGGTATGTGCATAAGACCGTGGTGCCGATTCGCGACATGATTATAGACCCACAGAGCCACTCGTGGCGTGATTGGCGGTATGTTGGGCGCAGATATTTTGCGTCTATCAAGGAGCTCAAGCACGAGAAATGTTGGGATTTTGAGAAACAAAAGGAAGTCAAGCGATTCAAGAACCTTGACGACATCCAGCCTAGTGGATCGCTCACCGATTATGAGTCTGACAAGGTAAAGAAAGACCAAGCTATTGGTGCCACTGCGCCAGGCGATGAAGATATCACCGAAATTATCGAGCTTTGGACACGCTCAAAGGTTGTAGTAATTGCCAACCGCAATACCATCATCGAAGAAAAGGAAAATCCGTATTATAGACTAGAAAAGGCCCACTTTGAACGCCAGCAAGCCGAATTTGAGCTTGACAAACTTGAATACGAGCAGGCGGTGGCAGATTGGAACGCCGACAGGCAGATGACCTTGACCATGACCGGCCAAGATATTGGCGAATACCCGGAGGAAATGCCGGAGTTTAAGGCCGAGTTTAACGAGGAAATGGCCGGATTTTTGCCATTTGCGCATGGGCGTGATTATGAGGACATATCGCTAACCTATGGCGATTCAGATGTAGATATTATCGCAGACCAGCAAGAGTTATTGAACGACATCACCGAGCTCAATATTGAGGCGATGCTCTATACCCTGTACCCAGAAAAGACACTTGATCCACGCTACACGACCTATACCAACGATTTGAACCCACGACCGGGCAAGATTTACCCATTCCCACAAGGAGCTATGACCTGGAACAATCCGCCAGTAATACCGGCCAACGCGTTCAACGAAAGACTCAATATCAAGGCCGAGATGCGCGAAGCCGTGGCGGTGTCTGAAGTCAACAAGGGCGTGGCCATGACGGACAAGACCACTGCAACCGAAATTAAGGCGCAGATGGGACAAGCAGACCAGAGAATCACCGAAAAGGCGCAAACACTCGCCAACGACTTCTTCTTCCAAGAGGCCACCATCGTGCTGAAAATGTTGCAATTATACGCACCAGACAAACTATATGTCCGAACCGTGCAAGATGCCAACGTGAGCTTCACCAAGGTTGATATGAGCCGATTTGTGGGCGATTATACGCCAATGGTGACGCTAGATATTCAGAAACGCTATGAAGAAGCGCAGCAGCAACAGGCCTATATTGACGCATATCAAATGATTATTCAGGACCCAACGAACAACCTACAAGCGGCCAAGCAGATTCTATACAAGAAGATGATGCCAAGCCTAACAGACGATGAAATCGAGCAAATTATCACTCCGGTGCAAGATGCAGGCGCAAGCACACCGATGGGCGTACCGGACAACGAACAACAACTAATAGGGATGTCTAGCATGACACCAGAGGAAGGAGTATTTTATGGCGGAAATCAAGCCTAAAATGGAAGATTGGACAGATGAGGAAATCGCACAGCTAAAAAAGATGTGGGAGAGCAAGATTGGCGAAAAATACAAGAAACGCATCGCAGATTTGAAAGACGAGGTCGTACAGACTTTGATATTCACACCAACACCGGAAGTGGTGACTCGCTACGCCGGAATTGCGTGTGGGTATGAAGCCGTGTTGCAAGATATTGACGCACTAATAAACTCAAAGAAAGATGAGGTTGCCGGTAAGAAAAAGAAATAAACAATCCGCGCTGGTGGTATAGGTGGTCACCATTCCAGCACCTTGAAATCCCTTTATAACTTAAAGCAGCAAGGGCTGCCGCATCGCCAAATGTGAAGGTGCTGGGCTGGTGGAGTATAACTCCACAAAGCGAAAACATTAACAACTAATAAGGAGAATTGTTTATGGATGAAACTGTAAACGAGCCTTTGGTATTTGAGGAGTCGGATTTTGCGGCCGACCAAACCACAGAAACCAACAGCCCAGCAGTCGAGGAAACCACTGAACAGCCGACTAGCAAAGACGATGCTACGGAGTCAAAGGTCGATTCGACAAATGAAAACGCAAACGAATCACAAACCGGCGATGAAATAGATGAGTTTTTAGCGAAAAAAGGTATAAAACTAGACGACCCGGATGCGCTCCGTAAAGTCGCTGATATGTACCGAAATGTCGAGAAAGAGTTTGGCAAGAAATCGCAAGAAAAGGCCCAGCTTGAGAGACGCTTAGAGGAAATCAACGCCCAAAGCGCACCAAAGACTCAAAGCACGGACCCAATTGCGCGCGTCCAGGCGTTAGAAAGGCAACTAGCGGCCGACAGGCAACTAGCGGCCGTAAAGGAATGGAAGCAGGCCAAAAACTTGTCCCCAGAAGTCGAGTCAAAGATGATTGACTACTTGAACCAACCAATCGTGATGAATGGAATACCGCAGACAGACAACAACGGCAACCCACTCACCAAATTCTTTGGTTTACAGTCCGGCATCTTATCACTTGACGATGTGTTCAATGCCGTTGGTGGCAATAGCTTCAAAGCTGAGGCCGTCAAGGAGCAATTGAAAACTGCCGTTGCTAATGAAATCGCAGCCAAGCAAAGCGCAAAGAGTACCGCACCTATGGCGACCGACTCTACGCAATTTGCTAAACCGAAAGAGGCTGACGATGAATTTGCCGCCGGATTGCTCGGCGACTAACGACCTCAATGCAGTCTGTTTCGGTTCTCTACTAACACTTTAACTTTTTAGGAGAATCTAAAATGCCTGCTAATTTAGCTATTAAGTATGCGCCTCAATTGGATCAACAATTCACGCATGCTTCCTACACTGACAATTGGGTCAACAAGAAATATGACTTCGATGGAGTAGATACCTGCAAGGTCTACACCGTGACGACTGTTGCTCCAAGCAACTACAACCGCTCTGGTACTGGCGACCGCTTCGGTGGCAACGCTGAACTCAACGATACGGTTGCGACCTATCAACTTACCAACGACAAAAGCTTCAAAATCGCAATTGACCGTGGTAATTATGAACAACAGATGCGTGCCAAGAAGGCTGGCGAAGTCATGCGCTATGAGATGAACGAACAAATCATCCCAATGATTGACAAAGACCGCCTTGCAACTGCAACCGCTGGTGCTATTGCTGTCACCCAGTATGTCACTCCAACAACCGATGCTTACCAAGACACTTTGAAACTCAACGAGTACCTCGATGAGTGCAAAGCTCCACTTGAAGGCCGTGTTCTTTGGGTGACTCCTGCCGAATACAACCTAATCAAGACCGCTATCACGACCAACGTCTTAGCTTCTGGCTACAACGACAAACTCGTTGGCAAGGGCTTTGTTGGCGAACTCGATGGCGTGCCAGTAGTAAAGGTCCCAACCAGCTACTTCCCAACCGGCGTCAAGGCAATTATCTGCCATCGTGATGCGTTGCTTGGTGTCCGCCAAGTGACTGAAACCCGAATCATCACTGATTCTGAGTTTGTATCTGGTTCCATCCTCTTGGGCCGCTTCATCTTTGGTTCCTTCATCTTGAAAGGCAAAGAAAAAGGCGTTGCCGCTATCGTAGATGGCTCTGCAATTTCTAGCTAGTTTGTGATATAATTTAGCTAGTGTATGCGCAAGAATCCCCTACCAAAAGTGGGGGATTCTTGATATAATTGGAGTGTAGAAAAACAATAAAGCATTTTCTATATAGTGGTAAAAGCGCGTCTGCTTATTGTTTCAAAG